ATCGAGAATTATAAGCCAAAGGACATAATCATCACTCCAACCGGCGATCTCAAAGACAAATATCTCGACAAAAATCCGGCTCTCAATGTCGCTACTTATGAGTCAGTCATGTCTCAAACCACCAAAGACCCGGTCAAGATCTTCGTCGATGAAGCCCCAATGTATCCGAAGATATGGTACATTGTTCTAGCCAACGCTTTCCCAAACGCCGTCATCCACGCGTACGGCGATACCCGTCAGATCCACTGGGCAAACAGAAGCAAGTTTGTCGTTAACAACGTCGACTGGCCAGAGAAGATGAACGCCACCGTCACAAGACGATGCCCAAGAGACGTCACCAAAAGACGCACCTTCTTTGGCTACCCTGATTTGACAACGACGAGCGAGGTAGCCGGCGAAACCAAGATCATCCATACATCAAACGCTATCTTGGCAGCACAAACGCTCAAAGACGAAACAATCGACATTTGTCTCACTCTCTATCAGGACGACAAGAAACTCCTGCTCACCAAGTACAAAAAATCTCTTACTGTTCACGAAGATCAAGGAGACACGGTCCGTCACACGCTATTCGTCATCACCAACCGGAGCGCCGCACTTCACAAGAATCTTCGTTACATGAACACAGGCGACACCAGGCATACTCACAAAATCACCTACATAACTGAAGTTGCCTTGCCTTTCGAAGAAGAAGACGTTGAATGCGAAAAAGGTGATCTCAGGACGGAACCACAAGTTGAAGACAACATCCCGAAACCTTCAGCACCACCATCAGAAGAGAAGAAACCAGAGCCAGCCGTGCCAGAACCAAAGAAAACGGCAGAAAAACCCAGCGAAGCAACTCTTCCAGTCTCGCTTGATAACATTTCCCGTCGCGAGCCATGGGTAAATCTACCTGATATGAGCAAACCACCGCCCAAACTCATGATCACACTGAGGAGACCGAAAACCGTGCCAATGCCCGCACCGATGAGAAACCCCGTAGAACCAGGACAGAAAGTCTGCACCGACCACTGCATCATCGAAGGTTGTTTGGACTGGCATCCTGAACAAACCTACATCCCGATTACTGAACAGCAGATGGATGAGAACATCAACGATCGCGACCTGAGGACCATGAGCCCAGAACAGCTCATTGCAGAAGATAGAGAATGGCGCCAAACCAAGAACACATCTCTCGTCAAACCCAGTTTGCGAGCAAGAAATGCGCCTCTTGGCAACCTCGATCTTCCTGATGACCTTGACATTGATTATGACGTCTCCTACTTCAGCAACGGATTCCTAAGTCGAACCGTCGAGCTCAATCACATCGAACTCCCCCTGGACGATCCTTCGGTCAAAGGAAATTTCCCTCAAATTGATTTTGAAAGGCACATTATCATCAAACACAAGCCACCTTTCGGTCAAAACAAAATCCTCGACGCCCTTTACGACGTCTCAAAACGGAGGGAAAAGTTTCAAAATCGTGTCCCAAACAAACGCCCGCTTGAGAAAGATTTAGCTCCAGTGCCCATGCACCAAGAGGCAATCTTCACGACACATCCTGCCGTGGGTTCAGTCAATCAGGTCAACATAGAAGTTGTCCATCATCACGAAGGCAAGTTCGTTGTTAAATCCACTGACGGTTTAACCGCTACCATCAGAGTACCTTCAAGCGCTGACATTGCCAACACATGCGAGACAACCATGGGAACAAGTGGCGAACTAGTTATTCAGGACGTCGAATGTGTCATTTCCCACGATCTTCCGGTTCAGATAATGCACAATCTTTCATCTTCGATCAACGCTATAACATCCGTTGCAAGGGAGACAGGGGAGTACTGCCCACATCTCGATGGAGATAAGATCAAAGGTGCCTACATCCATGAATACGACAACCATGCCAGGCTCACCTTAAAACCACGGGCTGGCGAGGTGCAAGCAACCGTTGAAGAAGAAGTCCTTGGCTTTCACGACTATCACGGAATGGCCATGAAGCAGGCTAGCTCGGTTTCTGAAACCGTTCATACCTTCATCGGTCGAATGACGAAGAAAACAGGCGGTCTCGAGCCAAAGCTCAGAGAAGCGGCCCTGAAGATCGTTCGTGATAGAATGTACCGCTTTCTACCAACAGCTGAAGAACTGTGGGAAGGTCAAGATGTGGACGGGGTCCAAGCCCGTGCCATGCTTGACGCGTTCATGAAGATGGACATGAAGGAACGCAGCATGATGGAAACAGCTTTCAACGGTCATTTTGTCGAAGGCCTGGAAGATTACTCTGTCAAAGGCTTCAACAAGAATCAATGGAAGTCAAAATGGGGTCAAATTTTTTCAGACAAAGCGGGCCAATCAGTTTCACAACATTCAAAGCTGAAAAACATGGTCCTGAAGTTCGTCTGCTATGTCACCGATTCGCTACTTCGAAGCTACCGAGGCGCCAAGCGTTTCATCTACGCTAGCGGCAAATCAGATGCCGAGGTCCAAAAGGAACTGGATGAAATCATGAGGCAAACCGAGATCGACCTCATTTTCACTGAGAATGATTTTGGAGAGTTCGACAGCACCCAAAATGAATTGATGCCAATCGTCTGCACAGAATACGTGCAGAGCGTTTGTGGAACAGCTGATTCCATCCTTCACACTTACATCAATCATCTGATGGAATGGAAGGTAGTCATAGATGGTTTGCTCACCATTCTCAACAAGAACCAGAAACACTCAGGCGAAGCCGCCACGCTTCTTTTCAACACCATCTGGAATGCCGCCTGGTGTGGAGTCATCATGAACGTCGATGAACTAGTGGTTGCACTCTTCAAAGGAGATGATTCTCTAGTGGTATCAAAAAACCTCACGATCGACAAAGCTGGCATGAAACTGCTCAAAGAAGTTGGCCTTATCACCAAACTTTTCATGAGGAAAGAATTCGCCTTCTTCACTGACATGATTGTAACACCTGAAGGAGCAGCTCTTGATGTTTGCCGCAGAGGAGCAAAAGTTTTGTCAAAAGTTTGGAAGAAAACTGACCGCAACGCCCTCAAGGATATGATCATTTCCACTAATGACATCGTCACACAAAGGATCGGCACGCATTGGCAACAAATGAGATGCATTCAGCTCAACTCAGTCGCACGAGGCCAAGTTTACGCCGAAAATTACACCAACGCTTTGATTTGCATCGCCAAAGGAGAAATCGCCGACGCTGTCAGACCTGACAAAGTGGTCTATGTTTCTCTCAGCCCAGAAGAAAGCCGAATTGGCAAAGTTTATTAGTTAGGTTATTTTCGGTAGTTAATTCTTTCAAAAAGTAATTTAAAATTTTCGAAATTTAGTTTTCACCATGACCACCATTCA